TACACCTTTTTTAGTAGAGAAAGCTTCAACATTCATAATTAAAATATGAAGGTCAGGATCAACTTTAAACAAACATTTTAATTCTTTTGCATTTGGATCAGTTTTCCATAGACCTATTTTTTTATCTATGTAATCAGGTAAATGTGTTGGTATTTCAGAATCAAACCAGTTTTTATAAACACCTTTAGGAGCTATAATTAATGCTCCATTGATTTTACCAGCGTTATATAACATAGCGATATTATCAATAAGGACCTTAGATTTTCCTGTACCCATTTCCATAAAATATGCAAATACTTCTTTATTCCAAGACATTTCTAATGCTTTGGATTGATGCGCAAAAGGCTTTGTTTTATTTTTGTAATGCATATTGCAATTCTTTCTAAAAAGATATATATGCATAATTAATAAGAAAGTCAATATGAGCAAAGTTTATTTAACACAAGATATTCCTATCGATAAATTAACAGGGCAACCTAAATATAATATCATAGGTGCACAAAAATATGGTAAGGTAGAAGTTATCTTTCCTAGAAAATCTCAAATGCTTTATTCACCTGCTCCATTTATTATGAAGATAAGAATGGCCTTAAGTAAATTTAATCCTGAAGAAGATTATTTATTACTGTCTGGCGATCCTGCCATAATTTTGACATTTGGTTTAGTTATAGCTGAAATGTATGGAAAGGTTAGAGTATTAAAATGGGACAGACAAGAAATGCAATACTATCCTGTAGAAATAAATTTAAAAGAACAATTGACATCAATGTAACAACTAACTATATAAAAAGGTATGAAAGATAATATGATAGACCCAAGAAAATATGCGCCAGATCAAGCGGACTTTGTTGATCCAGCAACTTTATCAGAAGAGATTCACAAATTAAAATCTGTTCAACAAGAAATACAAAATAAAGAAGCTGAAATTAAATCACTTAAAGAACAAGAAAAAACTTTTAGTAATGTTGTCATTCCAAAATTAATGACAGACATGAATTTAAAAACTTTGAAACTAGCAGATGGATCTGAAGTTTCAGTTAAAGAAATTTACAGTGCTACTATAAAGGCAGACAAAAAAGCCGAGGCACATGAATGGCTTCGTAAGAACGGCCTAGGTGATATTATTAAAAATAATATCATTGTTACTTTTGGCAAAGGCGAAGAAAACAAGGCAATGACTTATGTCACCCTTGCAAGAGGGCAGGGTTATGAACCGACTCAAGAAGAGAAGGTTCACCCTGCAACTCTCAAAGTAATATTAGAGGAATGGAAGAACAAAGGTAATGAAGTTCCATCTGATATATTTTGGACGTTTGAAGGTAACCAAACGAAAATAAAAACTAAAGACTAAACTAATAGACTAACAAACTAACAAAGGAGTAAATATGCAAACTGAAAGTAAATTAGTTAAAAAGAATAGTGCAGGTGCACTATCTACAATCAATCCAAGAGACTTTGCTGGTAGAGGAGCTGAAGAAATATCTTCAGATGATAAATCGACACCGATTTTAAAAATCCTACATCAGTTGTCTCCTGAATGTAACTCAAAAGATTCTAAGTATGTCAAGGATGCAAAACCTGGAATGATATATGCAAAATCTTTTGGAACATTAATAGACGGTGAGGACGGAATTAATGTTGTGGTAGCTCATACACAAATGAGATTTCCAGAATGGCAAGAAAGAGGCGATAGTGCTTCAGCGCCAGTTGGAACTCATTTAACATTACCATCTGATGCTAGAGAAGAAAGAAATGGCAGATACAGATTACCAAACGGTAACTATGTAGAAAAAACTGCTTACTTCTATGTACTAGCATTGGTTGACGGTGATGTTAGACCTGCAATCATACCTATGAGATCATCAAACTTAACTCCAGCAAGAGAGTTAAATGATTTTATAGCAAATGGTAAAATGTCAGATGCAAAAGGCATGTTCAATGCACCATCTTTTGCTTTTGTCTATAATCTAAAAACAGTTGGTAAACAGGCTGGAAGTAAAAGCTGGCATGTATACAAACCAACTAAAGTTAGACAATTAGACTTAGGAAAAGAAGCTGATGTTAATTTGTGGACCATAGCAGCAGAGATGCAAAAATCTGCGGTTAAAGGTACTACAAAACCTAAGTATGAAGAATCTAATCAAACTCAGGATATTGTATAATATCTAATCTAGGGGCGGCCTTGGTCGCCCCAAAAATATATGAAAGACTTTATAAAATACTTTAGAGGATTGGAGCGTAATTATGGTTTCTGTAATATTGAAAAAGGATACACGGATCAGGAATCAGGAAAATTAAAATTCAATCCAGGGGACTACGGTTGGTCAGCAGAACCAATTTTAGATAAAGATTACATAGAACATTTAAATGGAAAAAAATCTATAGGTATACAACCATGTAATGATGAAGGTATGGCATCATTTGGTGCAATAGATATTGATCCAAAAAATTATACTAATTTTAAAATAGAAAATTACTTAAAAATAATAGCAGAAAATAATTTACCAGTTATACCTATTAAATCAAAAAGTGGTGGTCTACACACTTATGTATTTACAACAGAACCTATTGAAGCAAGTGAGATAAGAAAATTTTTAGAAACATTATTATTTACATTTGGTTTACCTGCAAACACAGAAATTTATCCTAAACAAACTAAATTAGGAATGAACACTGATGGTAAATATATTAATGGTAATTTTATTAACTTACCTTATTTTAATAAAAAAGAACGTGTGGCATTATTACCTGATGGTAGAGAGCTAACCTTTGAACAATTTCTAGATGTTGTAAAAGAAAATTTACAAACAAAAGAATCATTAAGAAAGTCAGCGGAAGATTTAATTAGAAAACAACTTACAGGAGGACCAGAAGAATTTTCAGATGGCCCACCATGTTTACAAGCAATAACTAAAGAGCTTACACCAACTAATAAATTAAATGATGAGAGAGATAGATTTTTATATAACTACATGGTTTTTGCTAAAAAGAAATTTAAAGATAGTTGGGAAGATAAAGTATTAGAAGCAGCTAGAGCATATATAGTTTATGATAATACTTGGGGAGATGAAAAAGTTAAAAAGAAAATAAAAGATTGGAAGAAAGATACGGCAGGGCATACTTGTCATGAAAATCCAATTGCAAGAAAATGTTCTAAACCAGTTTGTTTAAAAAGAAAGTATGGAATAATATCTCAAGTTAACAATGACTGGCCAATGTTATCTGGATTGACAAAGATAGATTACAAACCAGATCCAGAATTTTATATAAATGTAGCTAGACCAAATGGTGAAGTAGCATTAATACATGCTAAACATGTAAAACAAATCATAGAACAAAAAGAATTAAAAGCATTGATTGCTTCACAAACAGAAGTAGTTCCACCACCAATTAAATCAAAAGATTTTCAAGCAATATTAAATGGTCTGTGGGCTAATCTAGATGTGCAACATCCAGCTTTTGAAACAACACCTAGAGAAGTATTATTTGAATTAACTAAAGAATATTTAAATGGACCTAAAGCAACAAGCTATACTTCATTTAATAGTGGTGCGGTTTACATAGAAGGTGATTATGCTTATTGTAAATTTCAACCATACTTTGATGAATTAAAAAGTAGAGAATGGAGAAATGAAGCACAAAGAACTTCCCATATGTTAGAGAAATTTTTTGGAGTTGTGTTTAAAGTGCAAAAAAGATTCCCAGGCAAAGACAGTAAAGGTAAATCTTTTCCATCAATTAGATGTATGCAATTACAATTAAGTGTCTTTGAACAAGAAAGTTCTCCTGTAGAAATTATAGCAATGGATAAGAAAGAAGAAATTGTATGATTTACAAATTTTATGGACCACCAGGTACAGGCAAAACTTATAGATTAATTAATAGAGCAAAGGCATACATTAGAAAAGGAGTACCTCTAGATCAAATAGGTTATTTCGCCTTTACTAGAAAAGCTGCAGAAGAAGCTAGAAAAAGAATGTTAATGGATGAAAAGAAGATACCTTACTTTCAAACGTTACACGCATTTTCATATCGTAGATTAAATTTAAGTGATGACAGTATCATGCAACCTTATCATTATGAAGACCTTGGAAAAATTCTTAATATTAAAGTTAAGTACGTGGATAAAATTAATAAAGAAGAGACACACTATTTAACTTGTGACAATCCTTATTTTCAAATGATTGGAAGAGCCATTAATAGAAACACATCTATCAGAGAAGAGTTTGATAGAAATGAACATAATAAAAAAGAGATTAAATGGGCAGAACTAAATCATATTTATGAAAATTTTTTAAATTATAAAAAAAATAATAAATTGTATGACTTCAATGACATCATTAGTTTAATGCAAATGGAACACATACCACCATTAAAAGTTGTATTCATAGATGAAGCACAAGATCTTTCACCACTACAATGGAAATTATATGATCTGTTAAAAGAAAAGGTACAAGATATTTATTTAGCAGGAGATGATGACCAGGCCATATTTGCTTGGGCAGGGGCAGATGTAAATAGATTTATTAATGAACCTGCAAAAGAAAGAATTTTAAAATATTCAAAAAGAATATCTAAAGCAGTGCAAGAACAATCAAATGTAATTGTAAATAGAATACTAGGTCAAAGAAAAGTAAAAGATTATTTACCAAAAGACATAGGGGGTAACTGTCAACACATATCTAATCTAGGTCAAGTAGACTTAAATAAGGGTAAATGGCTCATTCTAACTAGAACTAAAAACAAATTATTAAAGATGATGAATGAAGTAAAAAAGAAAAATTTATATTATCAAACAAACAAAGGTAAAAGTTTTAAGGTTAAGTTATATAACACCATGTTGCAATACGAAGCATGGAGAAATGGTGCAACTATAGAAGAAAAATACATGAAAGATATTATTGAATACGCTGGTAATAATTTAAATAAAGAAAATACTTGGGATGAAGCATTTATAAATGCTGATGCACATGAAAAAAATTACATAAAAGAAATGTTAGAAAAAGGGGAAAATTTAAATACCAATGCAAGAATATGGATATCAACAATACATGCCATAAAAGGCGGCGAAGAGGATAACGTAATTTTATTGTTAGAGCAAGGGGATAAAATAAAGAAGTCTATAAAGAAAAGTATTGACAAACAAGATGAAGAACATCGAGTTTGGTATGTAGCTACTACGAGAGCAAAAAATAATCTTTATAAATTAAAAGCAAAAATAAAAAGGAAAGGATATCAATTATGACAAATAAAAAAATGTTTGAACAAGCATTTCCACAAGAAAGGCAGGTGGGCGGTAATCACTATAAAGAGTTTCGCATTCAACCATATGAATTTATTTCTAAAAACAATCTTAGCTTCTTTCAAGGAAACGTTGTGAAGTACGTTTGTAGGTACTTGTCAAAAAATAAAATAGAAGATCTACAAAAGATAATTCATTATTGTGAATTAGAAATCTTAAAGCTTAAAGATGATAAACATTAAATGTGTTGTTTGTAAAAAGAAAAATATTGTATTCAACTATAGCTATATGTGTAAAAAATGTTATAACAAGAAGAATAAAAAGAAATAATGTATAAACTTTGTTTGATCGACATAACTTTAATTATGGCAATTTGTTTAGCATATTATATCTTAGGAGTATAAAAATGAAAGAACCAAAAATAAGAAGTAAAATATTAAAAGTAACAGATAAGATAACTAGTTGGCATTTTAGATTATTCACTTACGTTGCAAAAAAATCTAAAACAAGTTTGTGGTTTACATTCTTGTTATTATTTTTAGCAGTGTATGAAGTGTTTGAACATTTTGTTATACCCGCTATTTTAATTTGGTGGGCTTTTTAAGTGAAAGTTCCTAAATATCTAGCGCCTACGGAATGGGTACAACCAAACAATTATCCTGATTTAAGACAAGCTGATGAGATAGCGATTGACTTAGAGACCAGGGATCCAAACTTAAAGAGTCTGGGTTCAGGGGCCATTACTGGTAATGGTGAAATCGTTGGTATTGCTGTTGCTGTAGAGGGTTGGTCTGGATATTTTCCAATAGCTCATGGTGAAGGACCTAATATGGATAGAGTTAAAACTCTTTCATGGTTTAAGGATATTTTAGAATCACCCGCTACAAAAATATTTCATAACGCCATGTACGACGTATGTTGGATCAGGGCTCTGGGATATAAAATAAATGGTTTGATTGTAGATACCATGATTGCATGTTCTCTTATTGATGAGAATAGATATTCATACACATTAAATACCTTGTCCTGGAATTTTTTAAACAAAGGTAAGAATGAAACTTTATTAGTACAAGCTGCAAAAGAAAGAGGATTAGATCCTAAAGCAGATATGTGGAAACTACCAGCAATGGAAGTTGGAGCATATGCTGAAAAAGATGCTGAACTAACTTTAGAACTTTGGAATAAGGTAAGTAAAATTTTAGTAGAGGATAATTTAGAAGATATCTTTAATCTTGAGACTGATCTTTTTCCTTGTTTAGTAGATATGAGATTTCTTGGCGTTCGAGTAGACACCGAGAAAGCCAATCAATTAAAAACAGCACTGGCAGTAAAAGAAAAAAACTTATTGCAATCAATAAAAATAGAAACAGGAATAGAGCCTCAGTTATGGGCTGCAAGAAGTATTGCGCAAGTTTTTGATAAATTAAATTTATCTTATGATAAAACTGAGAAATCAAAAGAACCTTCTTTCACTAAAAACTTTTTGAATAACCATAAAAATCCTGTTGTACAAATGATAGCAGAAGCTAGAAAAGTAAACAAGATTAGTACAACCTTTATAGATACCATCTTAAAACATGAGCATAAAGGTAGGATTCATGCGGATATTAATCAAATTAGATCTGATGATGGTGGTACAGTAACGGGAAGATTTAGTTATTCTAATCCAAATTTACAGCAAATACCTGCAAGAGATCCAGAATTAGGACCTATGATTAGATCATTGTTCATACCAGAACAAGGGTGCAAGTGGGGTTGTTTTGATTACTCGCAACAGGAACCAAGGTTAGTTGCACACTACGCATTAAAATTTAAATTACCATCAGTAAATGTAATTGCAGATTCATATGAAAATGATCCAAGTACAGACTTTCATAAGATTGTAGCCGACATGGCTGAGATACCTAGAAGCCAAGCTAAAGTAATTAACTTAGGTTTATTTTATGGAATGGGTAAAGCAAAACTACAAGCAGAGTTAGGCGTTTCAAAAGATAAGGCAGATGAAATATTTGAAAAATATCATTCAAGAGTTCCTTTCGTAAAACAATTAATGAATAGTGTTATGAGCGCCGCACAAAACAAAGGACAAATAAAAACTTTACTTGGCAGACGTTGTAGGTTTCCTAGATGGGAACCAATCTTAAGAGGTTCTGATTGGGGTAAATATGTACCAGCAGAAGATTATGATAGAATGCTAGAGCTACAACAAATGGGTCCTACACTTATGGATGAAGATGGAAAAGATACAGGAAAGAAAAACTATTGGTATCAAAATCCTACAAGAAGAGCTATGACTTACAAAGCTCTAAATAAATTAATTCAAGGATCAGCTGCTGATATGACTAAAAGAGCTATGCTAGAACTATATAAAGAAGGAATAGTTTCTCATATTCAAATACATGATGAATTAGACTTTTCTATAGAATCAGAAGAACATGCTAAAAAAATAAAAGATATTATGGAAAATGCCGTAGACTTAGAAATACCTAATAAAGTGGACTATGAATCAGGTCCTAATTGGGGCGACATAAAATAAATTCTTGACTGAATAAAATTAAGGTCTAAAATACCTCTCTTCGCATATATAAATAGTGCGCTAATCAATAAATAACTTGAATAAATATGAGTTTAAATAAAAAACTATGTACTGATTGTAGTCATGAATGTCATTGTATTGGACAAGGTTTCCATGTTAGTGAAAGCATTTGTGATGCATGTGATTGTTTATTTTGTAATCACGAGATAAACCAAACAAAGGAGAAAAACATGAACTGGATTAAAAAACAGTGGCAAAAATTTATAGATTGGG